GTTCCTGACCGACTTATCCGGTACCCACTCCACCTTGCCGCTAGCCCGGATGATCCGCGACTCGGAGCAGAGCCCGCGATAGAAGTCCTGATCCTTGTAGGCGTAGTGCTGGTACCCGGGCGGGAACGTGCCATCGTCGGGCAGCACGATCCGCAGCCAATCGTAGAACTCCTGCTTCGCCCAGTGCGTGCCAATGTGCCAGATCCGGACGTTCTGCCGCTTGCGCGAAGCGTCCGTAGGCGACACCGACACGATCAGTTTCAGAAAGTCAGGCTTGCCCTTGGTGGCCACCACGGTGCGCGGCGCAGCGATCGCGTCGCCTGCCGGCCCGTGTGCCGGTTGTGGGTGGCGCGCGGCGAATTCGTATACCATCTGCGGCCGGAAACCCGAGTCGATCGTCATGGCCATGATGGGCATGGTGCCGCCCGACTCGCGGGGCCAGTCCACCGCCAGCAACGCTTCCAACTCCCGCCAGACTTCCGGCGAGGACGTTTTGAGTGGTTGCCCCGCCTGGTCGGGCACCTGGATCACGCGGTAATCCACGGACCAGGATTCCTTGCCACGGCCATATGCCTTGATCTCCACCTCGAGGCGGTCGTCCTGCACGTCGACGCCGGCAACAAGCAGCGATCCCTTCGCGGGCACGATTCCGAGTTCGTAATCCTCGCGCCGCAGATAGAGCTTTTCCCAGTCCGGCGCCGACCCGCGTTCCGTCCAGAGTTCCGCCAGCACGGTGTTCAGGAACGCCTTGAGCGTCTCTCTCGACTCGTTGGCGACCAGAAACTCCGCGGCTATCGTTCCCCAGGACCGCTTCGGCGAGATCAACTGCGACACCCGGAACCCAGGGATCGGCGACCCAGGATTCTGCGGACGATACTCGCCGCGCTCCACCATCCACGACTTCTGGTTGTGCGGGATGAGTTCCTTGCACTCCTCGCAGCAGTAGGCGGCCTTCTCCGGTTCGCCTTCCGGCCACACCAACCCGCCGTCGGTGCCGTCGCTGAACACCAGGATCTGGAAGTGGTTGCACTTCGGGCACGGCACGAAGTACTCGCGCTGATCGCTCGTGTTCCACGCAGCCTGGATCCGGCTCTCCCCGTCGACGGTCGGCGTCGAGCACATGATTACCTTCTTGTTGTGCTCGAACTCTCCAGTGCGCTGCATCGCCAGCGATACGGGATCGCCCTCCGACCCTGCGCTGGTGGGGTACCTGTCAATCTCGTCCAGCAACAGATACCGGATCGGACGCATGGCCAGGCCGGATGGCGAGATGGCGCCGGTGAAGGTGATGTGCCCGGACCCGTTGGCGAACACCTTGTGCATCGCCGTGTTGTTCGAGTCGCGCGACTTCACCGCCGCGAGCTTCCCCTTGAGCGCGGGTGAATGCCGGAACAACGGTGCGACGCGATCCTTGGAAAGCGCCTTGGCGTCTTCCGATCGCGGTTCCACCGCCAGCGTCGGGCCCGGATCCACGTCCGCGATGTAGCCCAGGAAGTTCACCATGATCGAGGTCTTCAACATCTGGGCAGCAGACATCAACACCACCTGCTTGCACGGATGCGACGGGCTGAGGACGTCCATCGGTTCCCGCTGGTAGGGTCTGGTGTGCCACTGGCCCCGTTCCGCCGAACCAGATCCGGTGAGCACCACATTCTCGTCGGCCCATTGCGACACGGAGATATCCCGTGGCGGCAGCAACGCCTCCGCTCCAACCTGGTACATCGAGAATGGTGTTTCCATCAGTAGCCCGCGTCCGAGATGGCTTTCGCCATCTTCCGGCGCAGCGCGTTCGTTTCGCCCACGAGGATCCGGTGAATCTCCGCTTCCGTTTTCGCGGCTGCCACCAGCGGCGCCACACGATCCGGGTATGCTGACAGCGCGTCACCGACGATTGCGGACCAATGCGCCGCGTACTCGCCGGCCTTGGTCGCCTGGATCAGCTTTCCGGCGCGCTCCTCATACTCCAACTGCGCCGTCTTCGCCTTGAACGTTTCGCTAACGGCGCGGGCCCGCAGATAAGCGGCAACAGGATCGCTCGCGACTTCGGGCTGAGTCGGCACGCCCGACCCGCCACGCGGCGGGGGAGGCGCACTGAGCGGCACTACCTGCGGTCTTGTGGCCTGGTGGAGAGTCTTGCCGGCGAACGTGTTCCTTTCCCATTCCTGGTTCGCCCGCTCCGGATCGAGGGTCCCGTCGACGTTCGGCGTGATCCGCTTGGTTTTGATTGCCTTCTGTACGGCGCTGAGGGCAACCCCCCGCAACCGTGCGTACGCCCGCTGAGAGATTCCAGTCATTTGGACACCGGGCGGTCAGTTAATCGCACGACCGCCGCCATTGAATCTTTCTTCCGAAAAGTCGAACTTCGGCCTTGCTTTCCGCCGCCACCGAAGTGATGTATGTGTTCGATGCCACGCACCGCCAAGACCACCAAGCAAACCGCCGCCGCCTGCTACGCGGAACGCCACTCCGAGTGCCAGGACCTGCTGAAGCGCATCGCCAGCCGCCTGGAGAAACACCAACAAGACCAGGCGCAGGAACCCGCCAACTGGGGGTACGCCGGCGACCTGGGCCGCGTCACCGAGGAACTCGCCTACGTCCTCGCCAGCCTCGGCGACCGGAGCGCGGTGGACCAGAAAGGACTGGACTACTAACCATGCAGAAGCACAACGTCAAGGTCGGAACGACCTACATCGTCAAGGTCAGCGGCACGCTGGCCAAAGTCCGCCTCACCCGCGAACACCCACGCGGCGGGTGGTACGGCACCAACCTCGCCACCGGCCGCGAGATCCGCATCCGGACGGCGGCACGCCTCCGCTCCGAGGTGAAGCCTGCTGGGGAGAAGTGTCCCGCGCAAGTCCGGAACCCGCGATACCCGGACTTCAGCACCGACGAGTTGCACCGGGTTGTGGAGCGCGCCAAAGCTGAAATCCTTGCGGACGTTGCCGCCGGGACCGTCCCCAGCACCTGCGCCTCCTTCAGCGAACTGCACGACTACACCGACGCCAACGGGTACGCCGGGGCGTTCGAACGTCCCTTCGACAACAACGAGACGGACTTCTGGAACGCTGTCCAGACTGCCGTTGACGGATGGATCAAACAGGGAGGCCTAAGAGCGTCCCTCGCCGACGCCGAAGCGCGCCGGATCGTAGACGAGATCGAATTCTGAAACAGGAGACCAACCATGACGACTTTCACCCTAGACACCGACAACAACATCACTGCCCACGACGCGACGCCCGCTGCGCAGGACAACGTGGTCGCGTTCGCGACCGAGAAGGAACTGACCAAGCTCTCTGCCGACTGGCCCATCACGCGATTCGTCGAAGTTTGGAACGCCTTCACCGGCGCGCCGCCTTTCGGCGACCTGAAGCCGGTCAAGAAGTTCACGGACCGCAAGACGGCGGTCGCGCGCATCTGGAAGGCCATCCAGACGCTCGGTGAGGAACTGATGCGCGCCAGCATCCGCGACGCGGAAGCCAAGTTGAAAGCAGCCCGGACGGCGCCCGCTCCCGCGCAAGACGGCACCCCCGTTGCGCCGAAGAAGGCCAAGACGGCCAAACAGACCACCACCAAGGACGCGGCGCCCACGGCGCGCGACGGCAGCAAGAAGGCCATCGTCCTCGACATGCTGAAGCGCCTGGATGGCGCCACACTCTCCGACATCATGTCCGCGACGGCGTGGCAGGCCCATAGCGTCCGCGGCTTCATCTCCGGCAGCCTGGGCAAGAAGATGGGTCTCACCGTCGAATCCTTCAAGCGCCCCGATGGCGCCCGAGCCTACCGCATAGCCGCCAAGTAGCAACTCCCTCTCCTCACCGCCGCCGGCTTCAACCACCGGCGGCGGCTCTGTTCTTCAGTTCCTCGGTAAGTGCCGCGAGGCGTTCGTGGACCAGTTCCTCGCGCAACCTGCATTCTCCAGCCCTGACGTAAGTGCCGTTGATCCGGGTAATGATCCGATTTTCGAGCTCCGCGAGTTCCTTGCGCACCTCCGCGAGCAGCGCGCGATTCTGAAGGCTGACGTAGGTCGCAATCAGTCCGGACACCAGCCCGGTTACCGGGATCAAGATCTGAAACAAATGCTCGTTCACGTTCCCCCTCCAGAATGCGTTGCTCGGCGGACCAGTCCGACAGTGCTAAACACAGGCCGGCGACGTCGGAGTGGCCACTGCGCAGGAGTTGCTCCGCGCTGGCGATCTCCGCACGGCACCGGTCCACCTCATGCCGCCACTGGGCTTCGCTCCGCGGCAATCGCGGCAAAGCTCCTACCGTCACCATCCAACGACGCCTCCTTGCTCGTGAACTCCTGCCAGCGGCGGATGATCACGTCGCAGTACTTCGGCTCCAGTTCGATCAACCGCGATTGCCTGCCGACCTTCTCACAGGCGATCAGCGTGGAACCGGAACCTCCAAACGGATCGAGCACAGTGTCCCGGCCCTTACTGCTGTTTCCAACCGCGCGCTCTACGAGTTCCACCGGCTTCATCGTCGGGTGGAGATCGTTCGCGACCGGCTTCTTCACAAACCAGACATCGCCCTGGTCGCGGGCGCCACACCAGAAGTGATCGGTTCCTTCCTTCCATCCATAGAGAATCGGCTCGTACTGGCGCTGGTAGTCCGACCGCCCCATCGTGAACGTGTTCTTTGCCCAGATTACGAACGTGGACCAGTGGCCGCCCGCCTCCCGGAACGCCTTCTCCAGCGTGTGCAGTTCCGAGGAAGACATGCAGATGTAGACCGCGCCCTTGGTCACCGCAAGGATGTTCACGCACGCGTCCCGCAGGAATTGTTCGAAGTCCTGACCCAGGTCGTCGTTGGCGATCTTCCGCTTCTTGCCGCGGAGTTTATCCTTCATCGTCGCGCCGTAGTTCACGTTGTACGGTGGATCGCAAAAGACCATATCGGCCAGGCCGCCGCCGAGGACCTTCTCCACGTCGGCCATCTGCGTGGCATCGCCGCACAGCAACCTGTGCTCCCCGAGGATCCAGACGTCGCCGGGAACTGTGACCGCGGTCTCGGGAGTCTCCGGCACCGCGTCATCCTCTGTGTTGCCTGCGTTGGCTTCTTCGGGATCGCGAAGCAGTCCTTCGATTTCTTCATCTGTGAATCCGACCAGCTCGAGGTTGAAACCGTCCTCATCGAGCGCGGCCATCTCAACGCGAAGCATCTCCTCGTCCCATCCGGCGTTGAGTGCCAGCCGGTTGTCGGCCAGCACCAACGCGCGGCGCTGGGATTCGGTCAGGTGATCGAGGACGATGACCGGAACTTCGGTCATGCCCAGTTTGCGAGCAGCCAGCAGGCGCGCGTGGCCGGCGATCACGATTCCATCCGCGCCAGCCAGAATCGGATTCGTCCACCCAAACTCGGCAATCGATGCCGCGACTTGGGCGACTTGTTCCGCACTATGCGTGCGCGCATTCCGGGCGTATGGAATCAGCTTCTCGACCGGCCACGTCACTACCTGCAGGTTCGTCATGCGGTTTTGGTTTGAACGGGCTTCTGAAACAGGCCCAAAGCGTTGTGCAAATCGACGATCCTGGCGATCATCGGCACGACCACGGCGACGAGTTTGTCCCAACTGAATTGCTTCGCCAAGTCCGCGCTCCCGTCATAAGCAGACTTGAGCACGTCGAGCACGAGTTCCAACTTCTTGTTTCCCTGACCAGGCAGCGGGATTGCTTGCTCGACGGCTTGGACCGCCGCCAGGATCAGAGGGAAAATCTTGAGGATGATCAGCAGAGTATTCATCGGTTTTGTGTCTCCATTGAAAAAGTAGGGGCGGCTTGAGGACCGCCCCGGTTCGGAGGGAAGAACTACACAGTCTTCGGCTGCGACTGGTTCACGACGTTGGCAATTGCCGTGGTCGCCGTGGTCAGTGCCTGGACGATCTGCTGCAGGGTGGCGAGCACCGGAGTGATGGTAGCGTCCACCTGCTTGGCGACGGCGGCCGCGACGGCCTGGGCATCCACGCCCACGCCAGCGGCGCTCACATCGATTGCCCGGTTGGCGGGTACGCTGCCAGCGGTGATGTTCGAGCCAGCGCCGCGCGTCACCGGATTCAGTTCGTCGGTCCACAGAGCATCCGCAGCGACATCGGCGTGGCGGATGGCCTGCTTCCCGACCATGTTGGCGGTTTCGACCGCGTTCTGCAGAGCCTGCGACGCGATCTGGTTCAGTCGCGTGGTCTCAATCAGGGATTGGCGCGCGGCCTGGACGTCCAGATCCTGGTACACGTCGTAGGTCCGCTTGATGTTGGCGTACGTGACCCGCTGGTTCTCGTTGTGGGCCTCGCTGCCGGTGGCGTTGGCGTTCTTGAAGGATTCGTCCGTCCCGGTTTCGAACTCGCGTTCGCCCTGGTTCGGAGTGGCTACTTCGGGCATACTGGTTTTCTCCTTGTTGGTTTGGGTTGAACTTCGTTTACGGCTTGCCTTTGGCTCCGTAGCAAGGCATGCCGTTGGGTTTGCGGCGAATGGATTTCGAGTCGCGCTGGCGCAGATCGGCGCCCTCTCCAGCCGGGACACCCCGGCCTGCCGCGACTTCGCTGAACTTCTCGCCGGTCTCCGCAAGGACCGGTTCTGTTTCGGCCAGATGTTCGATCCGGCGCAGGATCACGTCGCAGTACGCCGGCGAGATCTCACAGCCGTAGCCCGCGCGGCCCAGCACGTGGGCTGCGGCCATCGTGGTTCCGCTCCCGAGAAACGGATCGAACACTATGTCGCCGGGATCGGAAAACGCTTTCACAAAGAACTCGACTAGCGCGCGTGGGAATGGTGCCGAGTGCGATCCCTGGCTGCTCTCCGTCTTCACCTCGACCACGTTGCTCGGGCGCGCCATGCCAGTGTGCCGGCCTTCCGAATCGTCCGCTCCCGGCTTGGCCGCCGCACGTCCACGAGCCCCGGTGCCGAGCAGTCCGCTGCCCGATGTTGATTTCGGATTGTCCGGGGAGTACTCAAAGCAGTCGTCGGACTCGTGCCCGACCGCCTGCGGCCGGAACTTGATCTGCTGCTGTTTGCAGAAATGGTAAATCGGTTCGAACGCGTTCTTGAACCTGTTTCCCCAACCGCCCGGCACGCCGTTGTCAGTTTTCCGCCAGCAGAATTCATCCACGAACCGCCAGCCCCACTGCCGCCGGTGGGCCAGCACCAGGTCCATCACGTACAGATTCCGTTCCCCCTCGTCGGCGTGCGCCTTGATGTTCAGGAAGTAGGATCCGTCCGGCGCTAGCACCGCCTCGACTGCGGCGGCGACCGCGCGGTACCAATCCACGTACTCCTCGGGCGGCACCGGCTTGAATCCACTCGATGGATCGTACTCGCGCTGCGTGGCGTAGGGCGGCGACGTGATCGCCACGTTCGCACTGGCGCCTGCCATCAACTTCCCGACGACAGCGGCGTCCCTGCAGTCGCCACAGATCAAACGGTGACGTCCGATCAGCCACACATCTCCCGGTACCGTAACCGGCTGCGCGGGAGGTTCGGGAACCGCTTCTTCCTCTACGGCGGCGGCATCCTCCGATTCGGCGCTGCCAAGCAGCACGACGAGTTCCTCGTCGGAGAACCCCACCAGCGACAGGTTGAACCCGTCCGCGCCGAGCGACTCCAATACGCCCCGCAGCAGTTCATCGTTCCACCCGGCATTGAGCGCGAGCTGATTATCGGCGATGACGTACGCCCGCCGTTGGATCTCGCTCAGGTGACCCAGCACCACTACCGGAACTTCCGCCAGACCCAACTTGCGGGCGGCCAGGAGGCGACCGTGGCCGGCAATGATCCCGTCCGTGGAATCGACGAGGATCGGATTCACAAAACCAAACTCCACGATGGACGCCGCGATCTGCGCTACCTGCTCCGGAGAATGCGTGCGCGCGTTTTTGGCGTAGGGCACCAACCGGCCAGTCGGCCAGATCTCAATGAGCCGCGCCATCGCCGGCGTGATGCTGGCTTCAACCACGGATGCCGTCCACCAACTGAATTCGCCTGCCGATCCACTGCATCACCGGAACCGCCATCGAGTTTCCGATCGCGCGGTATCGCGGGCCATCGGCGGCGGCCTTCCCGCGATACGGAATCAACGTGTAATCGTCAGGCATGCCTTGCAGTCGCTCGCACTCGCGCGGTGTCAACCGCCTGACCGCCAGAGTTCCGTTGACCGCGAGCAACGGAGCGCCATCGCCCCGGCCACTGCCGCCGGACTGCGCTTTGAGCGGCGGCACAATTTCAGATGGACCGCCCCTTCCGTTGCGCGCAACGCGACTCTCGAAGCACACCGCGACCTGGCCACCTGCGTTGGCATGGCTGCGGTCGTGCGGCATCGCGCGGAGCGTCGGGGCTGTTCCGCCCAGATCGGCGCCGTAGTCTTTCGATGAGAAGGCCACCGGAACCAGCGGCGTGCCGCGCCCGGTTCCATCCTCGCTGGCGTCGAAACCCTGGCATCGCAAGGTGTGGGCTACGAACGTTTCCGTATCGAAGTCCATTCGTCCGCTGCCGCCGTGCGCGTTGCATGCGGTTGCTACGTCGATAGGCCCTGTAGTGTTGTTCCCGCCGAACACCAGCAACCCGATCTGGTTTCGGATCGCGCTGTCCTTGCACCGTGCGTCGAGCGTCGGCGCTAAGTCCGTGAATCTCCCGCCAGAAGGACCGACCTCAGCGCCGCAAACAGGATCGCCGGGAGTTGCTTCCCGCGCTTTGCGGCGCGCCGGAGTATCCCGGCACAGGCTTTCGCGCTCAAGAAGTACCGCCGCGGCACGTCGCCAGTCTCCAAGATGTCCGACAAGGAAGACGCGACGGCGTCGCTGGGGCACTCCGAGGAACTGAGCGTCCAGCACTCGCCAGGCGCAACCATACCCGAGTTCCGCCAGCGCCCCGAGGATGGTTCCAAAGTCCCGTCCGCCGTTCGAGGACAGGACGCCGGGGACGTTTTCCCAGACGATCCACCGAGGCCGCAGTCGGCCAGCAAGGCGGCAAAACTCGATGGCCAAGTTGCCGCGCGCATCCTCCAGGCCGCCCCGTCTTCCGGCGATGGAGAAGGACTGGCAGGGAGTCCCTCCGGCCAAAATGTCGATTGGACTAAGGATGTCCTGGACCGCCGTGAAGTCGCCAAGGTTCTCAACGTCGGGGTAGCGATGCGCCAACAGTGCCGCGCAAAACGGATCGATCTCAGCGAACCATGCAGGCCGGAAGTCTAGCGACTCCCACGCGACGGTCACGGCCTCGATGCCCGAACAAACGCTGCCGTAGATCATGTGGGGTTCCTGCGGCCATCCGCGCCGGACGCTGGGGTGACCACGCTGACCACCTACCGTGACCACCTGAATAAGTGCAAGTAACTAGAGACTTTGTGCCACCATTCCACCCGCCGCCGAAAGTCGCCAGGGAGGACCCAGGATTCGCCCCGGCAGTGCCCATTTGGCGCCTGGCGCCGCCCTTTGCCACCCGGGTGGCCCGTGTCGCGACGTCGGGCTCCCGGTTGCCTGTGTGGCCCACCCGCCGCCTCTGGCGCGCCCAGCCGCCCCCTGCACGTTGTCACCGCACTTCGACGTGCCGCTTCCGGATGCGTGCAGCGATGGTGAGTGCCGTCTGCTGCGCGGTAGTCGCGCCCACACCCCGGCATCGCTCGGCTTCATCCTCGGCGACCTCGAGGCAGACGGCCTTTGCCGCTCCGATTGCCCGGTCACCTGTTTCGGTTAGTGCGGTTCGCAGGATCTCGGTCAAGCTCTCGGCGTTGTCTTTCGCGGAGACATTGAGCGTCCTGCACACCCTCTCGGCCAGCCGCTCCGGAGTGATCAGGCCTCGCATGGCGTCGGCTCCTTCACGAGAGCGCTCGCCGGCGGAGTCGGCCGCCGCGGTACGTCGAAACACATCGATGCCAACTCCCGCAGTTCGCGGCGGAACGGCCAACCGCTACCGGTTGGACGGAGCCCACGCTCGATTGCGACATGCCTGCCGCCCTTGCCGTTCTTACGTACCCTCATGGGTTCACCATGCATCCGGTTACAACCTGCAGGAAGACGGGACGGAGATCGTCGCCGTGCCCCAGTTGCTTCAGAGACCAGGCGATATGCCCGCCTTCCAGGTGCTCGCGAAAGCTGTATCGGGTGCCAGCATAATCCGTGAGGTTAGCGCCGCGCCCTTCAGCCTCCCGGCGAAACATTACCGCCCGGTTCACATGCCCTTTAGGGTGGCGGACGACGCGGGCAATCAACCCGAGTGCCTGCAACCGTTTCAGGCGCTGCTCCGTAATCTTGTCCTGGAGTTCGCCGTCAGCGTTGTACAGCGGGATCAGTTTCGGCATAGTGATACACGCGTCCCAGAAGGGATGCGAGAAGGAGTTTCATGAGAGTCTCGGCTCTCGCAGGTTGTTGGGGAGGAGTTCTTCGGAGGGTGCGCTTTGCGCTTGCCTGTCGAACCGCGCCTTCACCGTAAATATACGCAAGGCGCGGGAAAAGTGTAAACGGGTGGCGAGAGTATTCCTGGGCCTTAACCGTCCCCGGCTTGCGAGTAGCGGCAGAGAACGGACGCTGTCAATCGCGCCAAACCCTTCCGATACTCCTCCGCATCGCGGTCTCCAGGTTGACTAATAACATGCTCCGGATCAATCTCTTGTCGACCGCGCAGTGCGTTTCCGACTTCTTTACCAATGACCCAAATCTCCTCGGGTTTGTCTCCCTCTACCGCTGGCCATACGAAGTGCTCATAGCTCTGCCGGATGATCTTCTTTCGCATCGACGGCCCGAAGAGTTTGATGCCGCTCGGATGATACAGGGCAACGACGCTTGCGTCAGCAAGCCAAATGCCGCGCTCGCGGAGCGCCTGCAATACTAAGATGCGGCGATGTACCCGATCTTTGGGACCAGCACCGACCGCAAGCAGTGGATGCCCCGAAGCGAGAGCCTCGAAGATTCCCCAGAACGGGGTATCGATGTTGCGGTACCGCGGGATCGGGTCGCACACGCCGTTCAGCCCGTAGCCCAGGCAGTAAATCAGACGAACGTACCGATCTGGGAGGCTGGACACGCCCGTGGCCTGGAGGACAGTCTCTGGGACTCTCACACGTGCGTCCGAGTCGCCGGCTGCCTCCGCAACGTGGCTCTCCGCGATCAGCAGAACGCGGACGTTCTTCGGCCGCCAGAATTCGCGCCACGCCGCTACGTCTCTGAGATAGTCCTCAGAGTCCTGTAGGGGACCCCTGACATCCCACCAGTGGCGCGCGAACGCGAAGGGATCACTTATTTCGGCTCCTACGAACGAGTCGTTCTTCCGGGAGGCTCGGGTGGCCAATTGGTTGGACCGCGAGTCGCCGACGCCGGAATCAACGAGAAACGACTTGGTGGCCGGGGGCAGCTCCGGGAAAGAGTAGTAACGATACTTGTCCCAGCTGGGCGTTTGCCGAACCTCGCCAAAAACAGTGTCGAGCTCGCTTCGCGATGCACAGAAATGCAACGGGACACCTGATTCTGCACGAATCCGAAGAAGCAGTACTCCGTCTGGAGGGAGGGCTTCCCAGGCGTTTCGGTCGATGTGCAGACGTGTGCGGGAATAGGCGAGGACAGTTAGCGCGCCATCATCAAAGCGTTGCGGCTTCGTCGTGAGCTCCGCGTTAGAGCAGATCTGCAGGACGAACGGGTGATCGGTGTACCGCCCACGTGGAGGTTGTTCTTGCCAAGCCCTCATATCCCAACATCGCATCATATCTCGGCGCGGTAGTTGCCGTCCGTCCGAATCATCCAAGGCTGATCGACATTTGGGTTATAGAATCGAGATTTCGTATCCACTGGCGGCAGACCGATCAACTCGATTGACTGGCGCGTGACCTCTCCGATCCGGGACTCAGCGCCGACGTAGCAGACCAGCCCATACCGGGGGCCGATGGGGTGTCGCTCGTATCCCTCGCAGAAGTACAGGCTCTCCATGGTCCATCCCAGCGCCAGCGCCTGGTCTCGAATCTCATCTACCAGTTGCTTCGAGCGGGCGATGCGTTCGGCTTCGGGGCTGGGCTTCGAGGGGATTGGCTCCGCTCGCCTCGTGCGATCGAACTCCTCAGGCAGCGGCGGCTTGTAGTCGCACGCACGAAATGCTTGCACCGCGGCGAGCAGGTGGGCCTCGCTGAAATGCTCTACCGTCCAAGCGTGCACGGCGTTGAAGCGCACGCGCAAGTCTTCAAACGCGGCTGGATCGAGATGCCCGATGGTCGCAGCCCTCTTGGCAGCGACCATGCGTGACCGCAGCCAGATGTAGTACTCGGGATCGAGCCGCCGGTATACCGTGTCGTTGATCTGGAAGTCGCGGGCGAACTGCTCCGGGTTCGGGGTCGTCCACGTCGCGAGGGAAGTAGCCACGAACAGGCAACCTCGTGAGTTGTCCCCGGGCGCCTCCGGCATCAATTTGACGCACTGCTCCTGTAACTTCATGCTCATGATTGCTCTCCTGGCCGGGTGTGAATGCCCCGTTTCTCAATTGCGCGTGATTACGGCGGCTCGTCGCCGATGGTCACCGGCGCGATGGCTGGTCTGGTCGGGTCAATCTCGCAAGGGTGTTCGACGTGGGGACGTGGTGGAGACGTGGTGGGGACGTTTGCGGCCAACGTCCCCACCATTAACGTCCCTTGTTTTGTGTTAGTTGCAGACGTGGTGGGGACGGTGGGGACATTGGTGACACTTTCAGGCCACCTACTAATATTGTTTTCTCTCTCTCCCTCTATATCTTCTACACACACGCGATTTTCTTGCGCGCGAGAATTCCGGGGTACGTCCCCCATGTCCCCACCGTCCCCACCGCTTC